TTACACATCAACAGACGAGCTTACGAACACATCATCTCAGAGCAGCACCAATCTAAGAACGCTTTAAAGATTAAGATTAGAGAATTACAAGAAAAATTAGACGATATAGAATTAAACAACAAATTTGACAATGAAACAACAGGGAATGACTAAACTATCATCGGGTATTACGGTGGTACGAGAATTAGAAAACGGAGTATTAAAGATCAGAGCCTACGAACCTATGGAGTGGGAGTTCAGAAAACTTCAATGGTGGCACAAGGCAAAGCAATTAATTAAATCAATTCTTAATAATTAAATCAAAACAAATGAAGACAAATTGGTATTTAGGAGAAACTAAGGCTTATGATAAGTTTAAGTTTATCGACAGCAACCGAGACATTAACGAATCGAATCTTAAAAAGATTGAGGAGTCGATTTTAAAGATAGGGGTTCAAGTTCCTATCGTAGTGAACGATTCTTATGAGATCATTGAGGGTCAGCACAGATTTATCGCACTAAGAAGAAATGAATTAGTAGTGCCTTATATTGTATCTGGAAGAGCTAATAAATCACATATAGACGGGTTACAAGAGAGTCGTAAGTGGACAGCTATGGACTTCTGTAAGAGTCGAGCAGCTAAAGGAGATATTTCTTGCAAGACAGCTTTAGAGATAGCTGAGGACTTATATCAAGACTCAAATAAAAAGTTTTCTGTTATTAGAACTATCGAGTTACTTATGGATGGTAGAAACTCATCTGGACTTAGAACTAAACTAAGAAACGGAGAATACACTATCAATGAACAATGTCTTAGAAAAGTATATGAGGCAGTACAGATTATGAGTGAACTTGATATGGGTACAACTCCTTACGGTCAGAAGATTGTACGAGTACTTAAGATGCTTTACTATGATTTTGATGGTCTTAACTTAGATGTTATTGAATATATGACCAGAAAGAATTACATTACTGCATACTCGAATGAATCAGATCAGTACAGATATATGAAGGATATTTATTTAAAAGCTAAGAAACAATTAAAGAGATGAGCAGTATTACTTTATTAGATGGTTCTACTTGGGATAAGAAAGAGTTATTAGAAAAGATGAATGATGATAGTTTTTACTACGGGTATCTCTCACAAGCTGCTCTTAGTTCTTCATCACTTAAACTACTCTTAGACTCACCTAAGACTTATTACAATGTAACACAGTACGGTAGTCAAGAGAGCCAAGCACTAAGAGATGGATGGTTATTTCACACAGCTATTTTAGAACCTGAAGTATTCTCCTCTCAGATATTTGTAGATGTACAGAGCAAGAATACGAAAGCCTACAAAGAAGCTAAAGCAGAACACGGTAAGGTATTCACTATGGCTGAGAAGAACGATGCGGAGCGAATCGCAGATGCCTTTCTTAGAAATACTAAAGCAGTAGAACTTATTAGAGATTCAGAATTTGAAGTGCCTGTGATCGGTGAGGTAATGGGATTCCCTTTTAGAGGTAAAGCAGATGTACTTGGTGAGAATCGAATCGTAGATTTAAAGACTACTACAGATATCAAAGCCTTCCCTTACTCAGCTAAGAAGTACTCTTATGATGTACAATGTTATTTGTACTCTAACCTATTCGGAGTGGATTACAAGGATTTTATTTTCTTAGCAATTTGTAAAAAGAGTTTAGATATCGCAGTCTATCACTGTTCAGAGGAGTTCTACTATTCAGGAGAGCAGAAGATTGAGAAAGCATTAGAGGTTTACGATACTTACTTCTTACAAGCTGCTGACTTAGACCAATACTACTTAGAGGGTATCTTATGAAAATAAAAGTGTTAGACCTGTTTAGTGGAATAGGTGGCTTTCACTTAGGACTTGAACGAGCAGGATTCGAAGTAGAATCTTACTTTTCAGAGATAGATAAGTACGCAATAGATGTGTACAGTAATAACTTTAAAAACGCAACTTATGTCGGCTCAGTTACAGATGTTCGATCAGAGCAATTACCAAGAATCAATGCTATCACTTTCGGAAGTCCTTGCCAAGATTTTAGTTTGGCAGGAAAACGAAAAGGATTGGATGGGGAACGAAGCAGTCTTATCACCGAAGCAATTAGGCTTATCGAAGAATGCAGACCAAGTTTTTTTATCTGGGAAAATGTTAAAGGAACATTCAGCTCCAACAATCGCGAAGATTTTGCGGCAATCTTGCAAGCGTTTACCAACATTGGGGGTTATCGACTCGAATGGCAACTGCTTAATACAAAGTGGTTTCTACCCCAAAATAGAGAGAGAATCTACCTTGTCGGATATCTTGGAGGTGGAAGTGGAGGACAAGTATTTCCTATCGGAGAAAATGACCAACCTTTTAATAGAACGATCGGGACAGAAGAAAGGGAATCAGAGCGTATGCAAACTTCACATTCACGAACAATAAAAAGAAACATTGGTAATATGGGTTCAGATGATACCTATATAAAAGTTAAGTCAGCTACATCTAAAGGATATGAGGAAGCTAATGAAGGAGATTCAATTAATCTATCTGTACCTACATCTAAGACACGAAGAGGTAGAGTAGGTAAAGGAGTAGCACAGACATTAGACACTAAGTGCGACCAAGCAGTTATTGGATACACAAGAGATGCTAAAGGAAATGTTACTAATAGAAGTTTAAAGGATGAATGTAATACACTTCACTCTTCTTCGGGACAAGGTGGTAACACCGATCAATTTATTAAACAAGGAAGAATAAGAAGGCTTACTCCCATAGAGTGCGAAAGGTTACAAGGCTTTCCTGATAATTGGACTAAGTACGGAAAGGAAAAAGAGATAAGCGATTCTCAGAGATACAAGATGTGCGGTAATGCAGTAACTGTAGATGTAGTCGCTGAGGTAGCAAAACGAATCAAAACTATAATAAAAGATAAAAACGATATTAGATGAACAAGAGAGTACAAAGATTAATCAAAGAGATTGAGAAGGAAGCAAGATTAGATTTATTCAGAAACACACGAAAGAGAGAATATACAGAAGCAAGAGCTTTATTCAGCTACTTCCTAAGAAACTACTTCGGATACAAACTACACGAGATCGTAGAGATATATAAACAGAACGGATATACTACACACCACGCTACTATCCTGTATGCGAATAGAAACTACAAGGATGTGTACTTGCCATTCTCACGCTTTCTAAAGGACTTAGATGAGAAGATGTATATCAAGTTCGGTAATCACCAAGAAGTGAAGCTACGCAGCCTTAAAATGCGAATAGATAGCCTTCCAGAGAATAGATTAGATGAAGCAAAGCGTTTAATAGAAGAACTCATAGACTAAGATGCGAAATACCAACCAAAGAGAACAAACCTTATTAGAACACTATAAGACTTGGATGGAAACCACCAAGAATAAACACCATAGAGAATACGCAGAGATAATGTACGCAGCAGTTCTCGATGGCAACTATAAGAAAGTGTACAAGGAATTAAGTGCTAATAAGAAAGCTCTATACGACCCTAAGCGAGATATTACCTATAGAACAATCAGAGATGCAGCAGCAGCCTATAAAGTAAACATAGGTACTATGAGTATTAACTATCTAAGATACGGACTCAGAAGAGTAATGATATAAAATGGATATGAAAATAACTAACGAGGATAATATGGAACTAATGGCAAGATACGAGGATAATTACTTCGACCTTGCAATAGTAGACCCTCCTTATGGTATAGGTATTAGTTCTAATCCTGTTAGGCAACAGCACGATAAAAAGAAATGGGATGATAACATTCCTAATACAGATTACTTTTCTGAACTATTTAGAGTTAGTAAGAATCAGATAATATGGGGTGGTAACTATTTCGATTTACCTCCTACGCAAGGATTCTTTATTTGGGATAAGAAGCAACCTCACGATTTTAGTTTAGCTATGTGTGAGTATGCTTGGAGTAGTATTCAGAAACCTGCTAAGATGTGGAGTTTAAGTGTTCTAAAAGAAAGAGGTAAGATACATCCTACTCAGAAACCTGTAGAATTGTACGAGTGGTTACTTATCAATAATGCTAAAGAAGGTGATAAGATATTGGACACGCACTTAGGCTCAGGTAGTATTGCAATCGCTTGTCATAATTTAGGATTTGAATTAACTGCTTGTGAATTAGACAAAGACTACTACGAAGCAGCTATGAAACGATTAGAGCAACACAAAGCACAACAAAGACTATTCTAATGCAAGAGATACTCCAACTAAGATGCGAATTAGAACAATTAGCTATTATAAAAGAAGTAATGTTCGGAGCTATAATAGTAATGACAGTTGAGGTAGCACTAATCTTATCTTATAAATTCAATGATAACAGTAAACTCTCTTAGTGGAGGTAAAACCTCAAGCTACATCGCAGCAAACTATCCTGCCGATCACAATGTCTTTGCTTTAGTAAGAATCGAACACGAAGCATCTAAATTCCCAGATAAGAAGATCAGACAATTAGTAGAGGATAGGATACAAGCACCTTTCATAGCTACTGCAGAAGATGATATGATTATCTACACGATGTTAGACTTAGAGCAATACATAGGTAGAGAGATTACT